CCAGCAGAAGAAGCGGCGCACGGAGAACCAGCGGTCCTTCGGGTCGGTGTTGCCCGGATAGCAGGCGGTATTGTTGCCCCACAGGCGGAAGCCGTTCATGTTCAGGAAGGTCGCCACGCCAAAGCCGTTGACGGTGTTGGCCTGGGTCTGGTCCAGCATGATTTCCGTGCCGTCCGCAAGGCAGATAGCACCGATGGAAAGCGTCTTGTTGCTGGGGCTGACGTTGGGGATGTCGCCGTTCACCGCGTCGGTGTAGGCGGTCAGGGAAGCGGCCAAGGCGGACCCGCTGTAGACCACGTCGCCCAGCTTGCCATATCCCCATACGGCGTAGGCGTTGGGGTCGGTCACAGCCTGCTTTTCCTTCTGCTCTTTCACGTCGGTGTACTTGGTCGCGCCCTCCGCCGTGCTGTCGATGTCGATAACGGTCACGGCCTTGAACACGCCGTTGATGTCCTTGGTCTTGGCCTGGAGCGCCGCCGACACGTTGGGGTTGGCGCTGAAACGCGGGGCCAGCAGGATTCCCGGCGTCATTCCCAGCTTGGGGTAAATCTGCCGAACAACCTCCAGGCCGGTTTCCTTCCCCGTGTTCACGTCCACGCCGCCGATGATGTCAGTGTGCGTCACCAGGTCGGGGTCCAGCCGCTTCCCGCTCACGGTCAGCGTCGTTGCGGTTCCGCCGATCAGCGCAATGGACAGCGTTCCATCCTCGTTGAAAAGGGTGGTGTAGTCCTCGTCCCGTTTCAGCTCGGTTTCCCCGTTCATCACATTCAGCGTGGCCGGAAGCACGCCCACAGCCTCCAGGTGCGCCACTCCGTCGGTCACGTCCAGCTCGGTTTCCTCAATGGTGGCGCTGTGCTTCGCCGGGTCCAGCACGTTGATGAACACCATCGGTCCGGTTCCGACGACCTGGAAATTGACGCTGATGCTCTCGCAAAGGGTGTATGCGTCAAAGTCGGCGCTGTAGCCCACAGCGCCCACCGCCTCCGCGTAGCTTTGCACCAGCAGGGGGGTGTTGCACGCCGCCGCCGGGTTGTCCAGCATATTCACCGGGGCCGTGCCGACAACAACCTGCAAGCCCGCCGTCCCCAAAACGGGGGCAATCAGCTTTGTGGCCTGCTCCTGGACGTATACGCCATGCTTATATGCCATAGCCTTTTATCCTCCTGTTGTGATTTGAAATTTTCCCCGCCCCATGCGGGGCGGGGAGTGTTATTTACAGCTCGTCCTTCACGCGCTTGTAGATGATGGCCTCCGCCGTGCCGCGCGTCTCCAGCCGCTTCCTGACGGCGGCAAACTTCGCCGTGGGGACGATAAGCCCCCGCACCGCCGGATGCTCCTTGACGAACTCCTTCAACGGCTCCGGGATGCCGCCCATGTATGTCGTGTACTGCCGCGCCACGCCGCGCACACTGGGTCCGCAGTACACGCACGGGTTGGGGATGTCGGCAAACTCGTCCTGCTCCTGGGTGCCGTCCTGCTCCTGGGTGTCGGTCTGCTCCTGGGTGTCGGTCTGCTCCTGGGTGCCGTCCCGCTCCTGGGTGCCGCCCTGCTCCTGGGTGCCGCCCTGCTCCTGGGTGCCGCCCTGCTCCTGGGTGCCGGTCTGCTCGGTCTGGCTGATCTGCTCTTTGGCGGTCTGCTCCGCCGGGGCCTTTGTCGATTTCCTTGCCATATCACAACATTCCTTTCAATTCACTGTCTTGTGTAAGGGCCGGGGCCGTGCAGGTGAGGACGCACGCCGCAAAGTAGTAGGGCGGCGACGTGTCCTGCTGGATGGCCCATGCAATGGGGTAGAGGATAGTAAACGCGCCCCCGAAATAGGGGCGCGTGCATACGCGCTGTACAATGTCCTCTTTGATGTTCGCCACGTCCCGGAAACCCTCATGCTTGGTCCCGGTATCGTAGGCACAGATGGTCAAACTGAACTCGACCAACTGCGGGCTGTCGGCATTGGGTATCTCTCCGCCGGTCATAGCGACTTTGATATACGGCGCCGCCGAAATGTCAGTGTCCACATCCTCGTCGTCATCCTCCGGGATGTCGATGTCCTGCCGGATGATTTTCAGGGGCTTTCGCCCCTCCTGTCCCATGAACTTCCTGCCCTCGAACAGCTCTTCCAGCATTTCAATCAGCGCGTCCTGGCATAGCTGCGGGGTCCTGCCGATTCCGGCCCGTGCCGTTTCCTCTGCGTAATTTTTCATAGCTTCACCCCGTTACCTGTACCGCGCCAGAATCCAGTCCACGCGGTCCTGTATGCGCGCCATAAGGTACAGCTCCACGTCGTCCCGCACATCCGGCCATACCTGCGAGTGCATGGCGGTCGCGCTTGGCGCTCCCATGGTCTGTAGCTTTTCCACGTCGCCCCGCTCGTTGGTCCACCTGGGTCGTCCCCGCGCTGTCTCCGTGTTCTTGGACCTGGAACCGATCACGCGCTGTACCATTCCGATGTGCCCACTCTTGAATTTCAGCAGGAAGCCCTTACTGAAAGCACCTTCTCCCGTCAGGTCCTTCATGGAGGAGTTTGCAAGCACGCGTGCCCGATAGTATTCAGGGGAGAAGTGTACATTGATTCCTGTGTGTATCTCCATTGGGTCTACATCGAAATACCCCAGGTCGTTGCGCATTTTGGAAATAAACAGCGTGGCCGTCAAGTCCGTATTGCTGGCCTTTTTCTTCTGTTTCAGGTCGTTCAGATGCCGCGCTCCGGCGGCGTTTACAACGTACCGCGCCTTTGCCGCCGCGATCATCAGCTTGCGTGTCTCCCGCGCCGTCTGATTCACCGCCACTTTCAGAGCTTGCGGGGACCTGCCCTGCAAATCCCCCAGCGCCCGTGCTACGGTGTCCAGGCCGTCTATCTCAATAGTGATGTTCCGGCCCTCCAGGCTGGCGCGGGGGCTTACGTTCACAGTTGCCATTATCCCTGCCGCACCCTTTCCATGGTCATGCGGTACACGCCGCTTTCCTCGTCGCACTTCTGAATCGAGTAGGTCAGCTTCTTGTCCAGCGTCAGCAGCTTTCCTTGCTTCGGTTTCGGCCCGTAGTCCTCCACGCGGATATACAAAATAATGTGCCGGTTGTATAGGCCGGTGTCAAAGTTCTGCTTTGCGCCGGCCTCCCAGTGGGCGGAGTGGTCCCGCACGTCGCTCTTCTCCAGAATTACCAGCACGTCCTTCCCGTCTACGTTGTGCAGGTCGGCGTGTTCGTCCCCGTTGAAAAACACCGTGCTTATGTCCTCCGATGCAAAATCCTTAAAGGTCCGCCTCTTCTCCTGGTCCGCGTTCTCGTAGTCCTGCGTCAAGTCGAACAGCGGGGCCATGTCAGCACACTTCCGCCACCAGCCAGCTATCCACCTTGTCGGGGATAGGCAGAGGACGGGCTTGCAGCTCCAGGAAACGGCGGTCGGGGCCGTGCTTGACGTAGCTGCGCAGGAGACGGGCGGTCTGCGCCGTCACCCATGCGCCCTTCTCGTCGATGTAGGTACTGGCACCGTAGGCCAGCATAAAGCCCGGATTGGAGGGAGCCAGCACCAGACTGTTTTCCGGCACCAGGGGCTTTGTCGCCGGATTCTCCGGGTCGGTCCAGTCGTCCAGATAGACTTCACCGTATCCGTACAGGTCCAGGCTGGGGTCATTCAGGTGCCCGTAGTAGCGCACGCCGTTGGGCAGGTCGCGGGGATTGATTTCCCCAATGCGGAAGCTCCGGTTGTCCATGCGCTTCTGGATTTCCGCGTCCGCCATCAGCAGGCGGATAGCCTTCTTTCCGAAAATGGCCCGGTCCACGTTGGCGAATCCGTTGGTCAGCACATGGTCCACCCAGTCGCCCAGGTTGTCCAGAATCTTCGCGCCGCTCTGCCCCCAGCGCTCGTTTCCGGTCAGCACAATTTTGTTGGTGAACTGGAAGTCGATGTTCTCACTCACGCCGACGCCCTTAATGGGAATCTCGCCCGTGATGATAGCCTGCGCCGCCATCCATTCCTCCCGGCGGGTGGCCGCGTCGTTCAGGCGGTTGTACTCGTCCATGAGCTTTTCCGCCGCGCGCTGGGCGGGGGTCATGCCGCTGTACATATCCTCACCGGGCAGGCGGGCCATGAGCCGGTCGGCGGTGGTCAGGTCGTAGGGGTTAATGAGGGGCGGCTTGTAGCTCTGCGTCTCGTAGCCGGTTTCCCGGAGAACCTGCCCGCCCGCGCGGGGGTGGACGAAAGCGGCCATGCGCCGGTCGCCTTTCACCAGGTCGATGTCCACCCGCTCGGTGGCAAAGGTCTTGACGTTCGTAAAGAACGTGTCCCGGAAATAGGTGTGGACAGGCGGGGCCAGCCGTACCACCTCCGCCAGATAGCGCGGGGTGTAGATGTTGACTTCATTAGCCATTGTTCTGTTTCCTCCATTCATGGTCAAAAATTTTCCCGCCTCTTTACGGGGCGGGAACTCTTATTTCAGGAAAATTCCGATGTTCCGCAGAGGCGTTTCCACGTCTGCGGCGGTCGCGCCCTCCGGCAGTGTCAGGCTGTCCGCGAAAAATTCACCCGTCAGGTAAACCACCGCGTCCTCGTCCTTCTTCGCCGCCTCCGGCACAACGCCGTACAGGCCGGTGGTGGTCACGGTCGTTTTGGCGTTGTCACCCTCCCCGGTTGTCGTCGCCGTAATCAGCGCCAGCTTCCCGTCGCTGTTCAGCACCACAGGGGCGTGCGCCGGGATGTCCACCGCCGCTGTCTTGACGGCCTTGGCGATAGGGTGGGGGCCTGCCTCGAAATATTCCGGGTCATGCCGGAAGGTCTTGACGCCTAAATCCATGCTCATTTCCTTTTCCTCCCTTTACTGCTTCTTGCCCACGCCCTGGAGCGCGGCCAGGAACTCGTCTCCGCCGGTCTGATCGCTGGGCGGGGTATTGGTAACGCCGTTGACGCCGCTGCTCTCCGCGTCCTTCTTCGCCTGCGCCAGATAGGTCGCGCCCTGGTTCTTGGCGTTCTTGACAAGGGCCTTTGCAAAGTCCTCCGCGCTCATGGGCTTTTCGTACTTGGCCTCGGCCAGCAGCGTTTCGCTCCCGGTCAGGGCCATGTCCTCCAGGTCCTTGATGCGCGCCCGCTCGGCGTTGGTCGCGGCCTTTGCCGCCGCCTGCTCGATTTGGTCAACCAGCGCGGGATAGGCTTTCCGCAGGTCGTCCACGGTCTTGATCTCAGGGTCCATGTTCTGTACCTCCTGTTGTTTTCCCGGCTGTCCCGCCGGTTGATTATCTACGACCCGCTTCACGCGGTTTCGCACAAACTCCGGGGCTTTATCAAACTCTGCCCCCATGCTGACGCTGTTCACGAAAAGGACGCCGCCCCGGTTCTCGTAGGTAGCGCCCGTTTCCTCGTCTGTCAGCTCGTCCACAAAGCCGTTTTCCTTGGCCTGCGGCCCGGTCCACCAGCTTTCCGCGTCCATCCAGGCCGTCACTTCATCCTTGGCGCGCCCGGTCTTTTTGGCGTAAAGACTGATGATGTTTTCCTTGATGGTCGCCAGCGCCTCC